GTTTTAAGCTTAATACTTTACAATAAGCTTACAAAAATCGTTTGACTCCCAGACATATCGTACTATAATATTGATTATGGAACGACCAAACTGGACAGATTATTTTTTAGGATTGGCTAAAGTTGTTTCTCAACGTAGTCACGACACTCAAACACAACACGGATGTGTTATTACTGATAGATATAATCGTATATTAGGACTAGGTTATAATGGATTTCCTAGGGGTTTAGATGATAAGCTATTACCAAATACTAGACCAGACAAATATCCGTGGATGATACACGCAGAAAGAAATGCTTTGTCTAATTGTATTATTAGGCCAGAAAATGGTATAGCATATGTAACAGGTCAGTCTTGTAACGATTGTGCTATGGCACTATGGCAAGAAGGCGTTACAAAAATAGTAATGTGTGCAGATCATGGTACACATCTTTTTGACGATATCGAACAAAAAAGATTCGATACTTTTGTCAAAATGAGTGGTATTGATATATGTTATATCACACCAAATCTTTCATGGCTGAAACAATTGTGTGGTGTAATATGATATATACAATTAGTTTTTATTTAATGTTAATAAGTTATATCTACAACAGCGCTACCGGAAATGCAGATATGCAAGAAAAATGTTTTCACGGATTAGTAGTGCTAGGTTTTCTGAATTTTTTCAATAATTATACTGTATCAAGGAGATAATATGTCCGCGCTTCAAGAGCTTCAAAATTATACATTTGTTAGTAAATATGCTCGTTGGTTAGAAGATAAAAAACGTAGAGAAACATGGAAAGAAGCTGTTGAAAGAGTTAAAAACATGATGCATGCCATGTATGCTGATAAAGATATCTCTGAAGATATTAATTGGGCATACGACATGATGTATAAGAAAAAAGTTCTTGGCAGTCAACGAGGGTTACAATTTGGCGGAGACCCAATCCTTAAAAGACACGCAAAGATATACAATTGCACAAGTTCTTATTGTGATAGACTAAGATTTTTTCAAGAATGTTTTTGGTTATTGCTTTGTGGTAGTGGTACTGGCTTTAGCGTACAAAAACACCACGTTGCTAAACTACCAACTCTAGAGCATAACCCACCAGAAGACCAAGGAACCCTTTATGTTATTGAAGATAGCATCGAAGGATGGGCAGATGCTCTTGGTGTGTTATTAAGCTCATATTTTAGCAAACCAGTAGAAGAATTTAAGCAATACAAAAATTGTCATATATTATTTGACTATAGCAATATTAGGCCGCAAGGATCCGATTTAAGTTCTGGTGTTGGTAAAGCCCCAGGATTTGAACCACTAGCAAAAGGTCTAGAAAAAATTAGAACTCTATTAGATCGTTGCATAGCTAACGGCCAAAAGAAACTTAGACCAATTGATGCGTATGATATTGTAATGCATAGTAGTGATGCTGTATTGAGTGGTGGCGTTAGGCGATCTGCTAGTCTAGCACTTTTTAGTGCTGATGACGAAGAAATGGCTAAAGCTAAAACCGGCAATTGGTATGTTGATAATCCACAAAGAGCAAGAAGTAATAATTCCGCACTTTTATTAAAAGACGATACTTCATTTGAACAATTTCAAACTTTGATGGAAAGTGTCAAAGAGTTTGGCGAGCCAGGATTTATTTGGAGTGATTCTACAGAAATGACATTTAATCCTTGTGTTGAAGTTGGTATGTGGCCTGTTGATGAAGAAAGCGGCAAAAGCGGATGGCAGGGTTGCAATTTGTCAACCATCAATTGTTCTTCTATTGAAGACGAACAAGACTTTTATGATCGCTGCAAAGCTGCTGCTATTATTGGTACATTACAAGCGGGATTCACCAAGCTAGACTATCTTGGAGATATTAGTTGCAAAATCTTTGCAAGAGAAGCGCTATTAGGTGTTTCACTAACTGGCATTATGGAAAAACACGACTTGGTACTTTCAGAAAAGGTTTTAAAGGCTGGGTCCAAAGTTGCTGTGGAAACTAATAAGGTTATGGCTAAAAAAATAGGAATTAATCAAGCCGCAAGAGTAACTTGTTTAAAACCAGAAGGCACAAGCAGTAGTATGCTAGGAACATCTTCTGGTATACATCCACATCACGCTAAACGCTATATCCGACATGTACAGGCAAATGTTTTAGAAGCACCGTTCCAACACTTTAAGAGTTATAACCCACGAGCATGTGAAAAGTCTCGTTGGTCAGCTAATAACACTGACGAGGTAATTAAGTTTCCTATAGAAGTACCAGATGGATCAAAATTAAAAAATCAATTACCAGCAGTAGAGATGTTGGCTGTAGTTAAAGACGCTCAGAAAAATTGGGTATATTCTGGTAAAAATAAAAACTTATGTACCCAAGATTATTTAAGTCATAATGTTAGTAATACCGTAACCGTTAAGCCAGACGAGTGGGACGATGTTACCAAATATATTTATGATAATCGTAAGTATTTTGCTGGTATTAGTTTAATCCCACAAAGCGGAGACAAAGACTATCCACAAGCACCATTTACTACTGTTTATACCAGTAGAGAAATTGTAAAAGAATACGGTGATGCTGCATTATGGTGCTCTGGTTTAATAGAGTTGGCATTAGATGCTTTTGACAATAATGTATGGGCCGCTTGCGATTATGTAACTTTAAACCAAGCTCATAAAGACCATCATGAATCTAAACTACAGTTTGTTACCAAAATGAAAAATTTTGCTGGCAAATATTTTGATGGAGACATTCGAAGGTTAACATACTGCATGAAAGATGTTTATAATTGGAAAATATATTGTGATTTGTTTGATAGTTTCAAAAAGGTTGATTATACACAACTAGTGGAAACAGAGGATAATACTGCCGGAATAGAGGAAGTTAGTTGTGCTGGTGGCGCATGTCTAATTTAACTTTATTTCGAAAGGTATTAACTTGAGAAAACAAAAAAAGAAGAAGGTAATAGATGCTACTAATCCCGTTGTTGCTGGGTTTGCATACAAAAATAGGCTAAAACCTAGAACAGTTAACCAAAATGAGTTTATCAGAACCGTTGCTGAAAACACCATAACCTTTTGTCAAGGTGTTGCTGGTAGTGGTAAAACACATATTGCTGTTGGTATGGCGTTAGAGTACTTATTAGAAGATAAGGTTAAAAAAATAATTATCACCAGACCAGTTGTTGAATCTGGTGAAAAGTTGGGCTTTTTACCAGGAACAGCAGAAGAAAAACTACATCCTTATTTATTACCAATATTAGATGAAGTTGGTTATTTTATTCCAATGAGTCAATATGGTAGCCTTAAGACACAACACAAAATTGAAATTGTGCCATTAGGCTTAATGAGAGGACGAAATTTTCATAATGCTTTTATCGTGGCTGATGAATGTCAAAACGCATCATATGATCAATTGAAGATGTTGTTGACCCGCATCGGCAATGATAGCAAAATGATACTTACTGGGGATATAAGCCAATCAGACCTTATGAGACATATGCGTGGTGGGTTTTTACAACTTATACAATCATTAAGAGATATAGAAGGCGTAGGTATCTCCGAGCTACATAATTCTGACATTATTAGAAATCCAATTATTGGTAAGATTTTATCCAGATTAGATCAAACAGAAAATGAAAGCCCAAAATAGTAGATGTTTATTATTAAATGCTGATTTTTCTCCATTGTCTATTATACATTGGAAAAAAGCTGTAATTTGGCATATGAAGTATGAAGACGATCCTAAATACGGCATAGATATTGTAGACTTTTATAAAAACGACCATATTAATGGAGTTAACAATAAAAAATATCCTATACCAGCGGTAGCAAGAACCAAAAAGTATTTTAAGTCACACAAACAAACAGTAACATTTTCTAGAAGAAATATATTTATTAGAGATGAGTATACTTGTCAATATTGTGGTTTAAAATTTGATCACTCATATTTAACCTATGATCATGTAATACCAAAATCTGTGTGGCATAGCGTTTCTTCTTCTCCTACTTGTTGGACAAATATAGTTACAGCTTGTGTAGATTGTAATAGAAAAAAAGGCAATAAAACGCCCAAGCAAGCCAATATGCCTCTTAAAAATTTACCAATAATGCCTAGTAAAAGCACAAGATACTTGCCAGTGTCTCACTATCTCTTTAAAATAAAACACAACATTCCACTTGAATGGAAAATTTATTTGCCTGACTCGTATTATATCTAATCTATGCCTACATATACATATTTTTGCGACAAGTGTACAAAAGATTTTGAGCTTTTTTTCTACATTAAAGACTATAATGAGAACCCAAAATGCTCGCACTGTAATAGTAAAAAAACTTACAGGTTGTATGCTGTTGATGTGGCTAGTCAATCCGCCTCTGTGAAAAAGTCTGATTCTGAACTTAAAACCATTGGCGACCTAGCAATGAGAAACACCGAAAGAATGAGCGAAGATCAAAAAGCTGAACTATATTTAAAACATAATTCATACAAAGAAAATATAGAAGACGCCAAGCCTCTACCACAAGGTATGAAACGAATACAAAAACAAGCCAAAACACAATGGCCAGGAACTACTGCTAAAAAGAAAAGAAGGAAATTAAATGAAAGCTGAAAATTGTATTTTTACACAAGAAACAAAAATAAACAATATAACTCAGAGTGATTCGGCTACAGAATATTATACAATATTAGGGGATCATGATTTTATAGATTCAAATAATAAGCCTAGAACTAAAGAAGAAAACAAAAATACACTAGCTAAATGCGTGATTTCTGACTCATCTAAAAAGTTCTATATTAAAATTGGTACCTATGGAAAAATTTATAACCCAATGGGTATGTTTAGCGAAGGAAAAAACGAGAAGTTTATAGCTAAAATAGGACGCAAAGAATATAACTTTAAACAAGTTAATCAACAAATATTTGATATGTATCTGAACTTTTTATCGACAAAAAATATGGCATGGCTCAACAATGCGGAAAGAGAGTTAATCTAATGACCAAGAAACCAAAAAATAAAACTAAAGAAGTAGAATATGCTGTTAAGTATTTATACGAAACTATGAAGATGCAATCTAAAGACATTGCCTTAGAACTAGGTGTTGCAGAAGCGATTGTGGATGGTATACTTGATCAACCCAAGGAAGCAAAACCACTCAAAGTGAGCAAAAGTCAAAGTCTTATGGGCAGACACACCGCTGCTAAAAAAACCAATAATGTAAGCATTATGACAGAAGCAGCTTCTCAACTTAATGATGAGCTAGTGGGTAAATTTGAAGCAACTAAATCTCGCACCAGCACAAACGCTATCTTTAGACCAAATGGCTAAAAAATACATATCTAAATATTCTAACAACAAAGAGGTAAGTGCTGCACAATATATTACCGAACTTATTTGTGAGAATAAGGCCAAAAAAGACACACTAGATTTGCATTATAGATTTTGGGTAAATAAAGAGTGGGCGTCATATTATAGAAATCAAATAGCTACTGCTTATAAGCTAGTTAAAAAATACGATGATGTGGCCATCGTAAGAGCCCTAAGAAATCCCAAGGCCGCAAAAATTTACTCTCTGCGAGCGCCACATCTTCAGCCTATCATAGAAGAAGAACAGAAAAAACTAGATGCTGAAAATAAAAATCTGACTCTCGACTTGACTAGAGTAGAGAATGTTAAATTTGGCAGCCAAACAAATAAAAGAACTAAAAACATATTTTCCAAACTAAAGGATATAGATAATGAGTGTTAAAGAAGATGTAACGAAAGCTTTTGGTGAGGATATTATCCTAAGTGGTAATGCTGTTGTTGATAAAAAATCTATTGTAATTCCGGTTAGTCCA